ATGACGAAGCAGCAATAGCTGTTGCCTTGGGAGTCATTGAAGAAATGAACCCAGACCAAGTCATTATGGTTGGAGACAACCTGGATTTCGCCGAATTCGGCAAATACCTTACAGCTGCACCCTTTAAGCAGATGGTTCAGGCATCCATAGACAGGGCAACAATGCTTTGTGCTCAAATACGCGCGGCTGCACCACGAGCAAAAATCACATGGATTGCGGGAAACCATGAAGCCCGCATGGCTCGGTATATACAAACTAACGCAGAAGCGTCTTTTGGTATCACTAGAGGCAGAGCAAATGACGAACTCCGTGAGGGATGGCCTGTCCTGTCTGTTCCGTTTTTGTGCAGAATGGACGAATTTGGTGTCGACTACCTTCCGGGATACCCAGAATCAGCTCATTACATCAACTCAAACCTGATGATTGTTCATGGAGACAAGGTTGTTTCAAACAACTCAACCACCAAGAAGTATCTGGACAACGAACGAATTTCGGTGATATACGGACACATTCACAGAAACGAGCTCGCTTACCGTACTTACCGCACAGACCAAGGACCACGCACCATCATGGCAGCAAGCCCTGGTTGTCTCTGCAGAGTAGACGGCGCTGTTCCTTCCACGAAATCTGGAATGGATGAATTCGGTAGACCATTGCTCCAAGGAGCCGAGAACTGGCAACAGGGACTAGGCATTGTTACCTATCAGCCTTACGGTCAGGGTAACGAATGGTTCAATTACGAGCCAATGTGGATTTACAACGGTCGAGGCATCTTCAGAGGAAAAGAGTACGTCGCAGAATGAGCAACGAATATTCAGGCGAATACGAGACATACACTCCAGAAGACCTATACAGGGACATGGAAGGCCTGCGTAAGGCGGGAATCATTGAAGTCACAGGCATCGCCGAAGACGGACAGTGGTTGTATAGCATGACCGAAGAAGGCAAAGGCCTATACGAAGAGATGAAAAAGGGCGACCTTGAGGCGCTCTTGAGAATCTTTGAACGAATCGCCGAAATAGAAGACGAAGAGAACGACTAATAAAATGACAACCGTAGTAGGAATTCAAGGAGAAGGGTACGCTGTCATTGCGGCAGATACACGTATTACCTCCTTTTCCGATGACGGACCGGCCTATCACATGACCAGCCTGGGTTCAGGCAGTTCAAAGATAGCAACAAATGGCAAATACTTAATAGGTACGGCAGGGGATTTAAGGGCAATCAACCTGCTCACCCATGCTTTTTCCCCTCCTCCAGTACCAGTAGGTACAAGAGGAAAGAAGCTCGACCAGTTCATTACAGTTAAATTTATACCAGCAATGAGGGCCTGCTTCGACCTTCATGGCTATTCTCCGCCAGAGAACAAAGAGAACAAGGAACATATAGCAGAGCAGGGTTCAACTCTCCTGCTAGTAGTTAACGCCACTATTTACGTTATTGATAGTGACTACTCCTGGCTCAACGACTCAACAGGACACTATGCGGTAGGTAGTGGTTCAGAATATGCCCTCGGAGCGATAAGCGCACTCGCCGGCGGTAAGAAAATCTCCTCAACACAGGCCAAAAGCGTATGCCTAAAGGCTTTGGGAATCTCAGCAAAACTAGACCCACACACCGGTTCACCATTCCATACATACGTACAAACAATGGAACCTAAATCGCCGGCCTCAAAATGAGCGAATCAACATGGACTTGGCTCCTGTTCCTGATGGAACTAATAGGAGTATACGGAAGCTACACGATAGGAAACAAGAAATGGCACGGGCATATGATTGTTGCCCTCCACTCTTTCCCTTGGGCTGCCTACTCAATAATCTTTGACAAACCAGGCTTCCTGGCTATGTGGGTCCTATGGCAAGTCGTCCACTGGCGCAACATGTTCAAGTGGAAAAACAAAGACTAATGGCTATCGGTAGCGAACCTGAACTAGGCAAGAACTTCTCTGTCTGGAAAGACATGTCTGAAAAAGACAGGGCTGACTGGTTCAAGTATATGAACGACAACTGGGGGCAATACCTTCAGGCTGGATACGCAACTCTCGTTCACAACAAAGACAATCGTTACTACAGGAAACAATAAGCTTTCTTTATCAAGCTTTGCTTTAGATAAATTTATCTGCTTTGAGAGTCCTTGTTGACTATGGACCGTATGTCCGAGTAGCAAGTATGCAGAGCCTCGGAGATTGTTTTCTTCGTTCCCGAACCAGATACCAGTACGGAGTTCTTCTCTCGCGCCCATGCGTTGCATATCCAGCTTTGACCGATATGAAGCAACTCAAAGTCCATATTCATTAATTCAAACCACTTTGTGTACTGGTCTATGCCGCTAGAGGCATTAATTGGCGATTCGTGCTGGTGTCCATAAATAAGAGGCATAAGGTAAGTATTGCACAAACGGCATCACGAAGCTGAATATGCAGACAAAACTAAACGTCGCAGAATTCCTTCCACGTTTCCAAATTCCGCATACTCCTCATATACCTCCTACACCTAATAGAAGAGTAACTAGAGAGACAGAGAGAAGGGTAGATAAACGCTTTACCGGATGCTTTGTTTAGTGGGTCGGCTTTGCCTGTGTATACCTAAACACAAAAAACACAAAACACAAAAAATACTAGACAGGCACGCCTATACATATATGGGGCAGAATATATAAAGAAGCGAAATAAAGCAACATTTCCATAGGAGCACTAGTGTCAAGTTCTGAAGAACAACCCCAACAAAAATTACCCAATAAAAATGAGGAACCTACATTGGGACTTGCTATACCTCGAAAAGATTGGTTTAGCCTTGCTAGTTGCAAAGGAAAAACAGAACTAATGTTTCCCAAGCAACATAAGGACATTACATACATCGCACAAGCAAGAGCCATATGTAAAACGTGTCCGGTAAAGAACGAGTGTCTTGAGTATGCACTGGAGTTCCCAGCGGCAGATATGCATGGGGTATGGGCCGGACTAACTAGCAGACAGCTAGCCGCAGAGCAAAGAAGACGAAAGATAAAAGCCGTACGACCAACGCTCGCACAAATGTGGGGAAACTGAAATAGCTACTTTCATCATCCTGGGGATTGTGTTTGCCTGGATACTCTGGTGGAGTTCATAAAGGGCAAAAAAGGTCAAAATGTTTAGCCGCGCGCGGTTTTTTTCATTTTTAGAAAATTTTGTAATTACTAATTGCTAATTGTCAATAGTTGCGAGCACAACTACTTTCGGTTTTACTGAATGCGAATATTACAAGTCTCACAAAAAGACATGTTATTTAATTGGGTAATTTTTTTGTCGCACTGTTTTTTGCCACAGGGTTCGAACATATGTTCGCCCCGGATGTAGGACACGATTGTTTCTTCTATTGTCGGAATAGAGAATTGTGCGGAGCCGGCGCTGGGGATTCCTTTTTCGGTACGGATGAAATCCCATACGGCATACAGCACAACGTCATTGACTGATATTCCCTTCTTGCGGGCATAGTCAATTATTTCGTTTTTTTGTTTGCCCTTCATTCGTACGTTCAGGATGACGTACTTATCTACAAAGCGGGTCTTCTCTGCTTTGCGGCCCACTTCAGACTGCGCTGTCGCGCTCCACCAGAGCTTTGATGTAGTCGGTGAGGGTCAGGTCTACTGCCTGGGATTGGTGAATTAGTTTTTGTTTGAACTCTTTACTGACGCGCAGTGTGAGGGTTACTACAGGTTTGGTTGGCTCGGATACAGGGCGGCCAGGGTTTCGCTTCATACAGCGAATTTACTGCAATACGAAAGTCCTCATTGTAAGTACGATGAAAATTATTACTACCGCACGGAATACAAAACTAAAAGGGGAGTATGAAACTTTGTATATTAAAGTTGTAGATATTAAAAAGGCAATTATATTAAACAGATTCATTTGGGTTCTTTTTTTAGGGTCATTATTGTTGGGTAATCTTTTTTGGAGGAGGGTCCGGAACGGCGTACTTATCTTGTTCTAACTCGGCCACCACCTTCTCGTACGCCTGGGAAAAAACCGCACGGTCAGAGTTGGTGTGGAGGTTGTAGGCGGACTGACCCATTGCATGAATGGTGGCAGCGAGAGCAGCTGATACTTCTATCGATGGAGGCCTACCGGAATTAACCTCCTGGGATAGGGTAATCCATTTACCCCAAGCAATAATAGGGTCATCAAAAGGGGGCACTTTAGTTGTGGTATCTATAGTGACCTTTCTTATTTCGCCTGGGCGCGGCATGAACTCTCTAGTTACCGCCATCTTGCGGAATGCTCTCTTGGCGTCCTGCAGGTCTAGGTCGTGCAGCAGCTCGTACCAAGCGTTGAGGGTGGTTGTTAAGTCTCCCTCCTTGTTTGGTAGCTCGGCTCTATAGGTGGCGTACACCTGGTCCACCAACTCGACGAGTTCTTCTTTGGTCATTCCTCTGCCCACTTAGATTTAGCTGACTTCGAGTTCACTCCGTCATAGAGGTCTAGGAACTTCTCTACATGAGCAGCGTCTCTAAAGATAATAGCAACGTCGTTGTAGACGGTCTTTTCTTTGTTCTTGCCCATATGGAAGTCTGAGAGCAAACACCCATCGATAGCTTCCTTGCAGGTCTGGACG